TATTGTTGAACCCACACCAGAGGAAACTGCGACCCAAGAAGCCGTGGAACAACGTAGGGTCGATGCGATGACGAAACTCCGCTCAGAGCGAGACGCATTGATTCCCTCCACTGATAAATACATAATGGCAGATTACCCCATAAGGGACGAACTCCGTCAACAATGGGGTCGTTACCGCCAACACCTCCGTGACCTCCCGGGTATGTCTTCACCGGATCTCGATGAAGATGGAAACCTGACAGGTGTTGAGTGGCCCGCAATTCCAACTGCCTAACCTTTTCCTCCAAAGTGCCTCCCACTTTGTAAGAAACCCCCGCGCCGAGTGGCTTCGCCACTCGTATCAAACAAAGTCCTTCGGACTTTTTCGTTTAAAAAAACCTCCCCAAATAGTAGATACGATGCCTATCGCAACACCCCAAGGCACGCTCGATTTCAAGAGTGTCGATGCGGTCACGTTCGTCGGTGTTTCATCGAACACGGTCATCGACACAACTACAGGAAGCTTCGGGGTCGGGGTCGACGGTAACGGACCCACGTCTAATTTACACGTGGTCGGGAACGCATATATTTCTACAGATTTAACCGTGGTCGGTGATATAGACTTCTCGGGAACTTTCAATCAAAATGGAGCCCCGTTTTCATCCTCTCCATGGACAAAGACGGGGGCTGACCTTTCTTATACGACGGGGAACGTCTCTTTAGGGAAGGAATTGACTGTCACTGGGAACGTTTCAGTATCGGATGATTTGACTGTCACTGGGGGTGTTACTTCTACGACTTCACTCATGAGCAATGTAGTCACGATCGGAACTACTAAGACATTTGTGGTCAAGGTTGGTAGCAATGGTAAGTATGAGATCAATGGTGTAGATCGTCCCACTTTACACTTACACCAACACCAAACGTATATTTTTGATCTATCCGATAGTAGTCTTATCGCTCCCAGTGTTCACCCTTTTAGAATTTCAGAAACTGCCACTGGTGATGCATACGATACGGGTATAACAACTACGGGTGCGTATGGAAGTACTGAAAAGAGAACGTTTGTAGTCCCAGCGGGTGCCCCTACAACACTTTACTATTACTGTACGTCCCATAGCGGTATGGGAGCTACGGCGAGTATCTCATCAACGGCTGAACTGATGGTTTCAGGTCGGGTTGAGTCAACAGACCTTGTGGTCACCGGGACAGGGGGTAGCACTCTAGGCAGTGGCACTACGGCACAGAGACCGGCGAACCCTACCCTGGGTACGATCCGCTATAACTCCACAACCGGGTTCATGGAAGCGTACGCAGCGGTGGGGTGGGCCCCCATCGCCCAACCACCCACGGTCACAGGTATTTCGCCGTTAACCACACTTACTAGTGGTGGGGTGGTGCCTAATTGGTCCCAACAGCCGAAGATTCAGTCAACGGATATAGTTCATGGAGACTACTTTGGCGGTCTAGGGCAAGTCTCAATGAGCTCGGACGGGACGAAGGCTATTGTGGGGGCGTACGGTGAGGACCCACCGACCAGTGCGGGGGGTACTAATGCCGGCTCTGCCTATATCTTCACCTACAACTCAAGCACCAGTCTGTGGTCCCAACAACAGAAGCTTGTAGCATCGGATGCCGCCTCGCCCGACTACTTCGGCTCCGCCGTCTCCATGAACTCGGATGGGACGAAGGTTATCGTGGGGGCACGGGGTCAGGACGTCTCCGGAGGCTCTAACGATGGCGCCGCATATATCTTCACCTACAACTCAAGCACCAGTCTGTGGTCCGAAGAAACGATGCTTGTAGCAACGGATTCAGCTCAAAACTTGCGATTCGGTGAGGTGGTCTCCATGAGCGGGGATGGGACGAAGGTTATCGTGGGCACAGGGACGGGTTCAGTCAGCGGTGCCGCCTACATATTCACCTACAGTAGTGGGTCTTGGGATGCAGGTACGAAGATTCAGTCAACGGGTATAGATGCGACTGACTACTTCGGTATAAGCGTCTCAATTAACTCCGACGGGACGAAGGTTATCGTGGGGGCAAAGACAGAGAACACTGGAAACGACGGTGCCGCCTATATCTTCGTCTACAGTGATGGGTCTTGGGATGCGGGTACGAAGCTTGTGTCACCGACCGCGAACCCGGCCGGTGACTACTTCGGCGCCAGTGTAGACATATCTGGTGATGGGAACCTTGTCATCGTGGGGTCACAACTGGACAGCGAGGCGGTATCGAGTGGAGGTGCCGCCTATATCTACACCTACAGTGGTGGGTCTTGGGATACAGGTACAAGGGTTCAGGCATCGGTCACAGAGTTGGATGACAACTTCGGCTACTCCGTCTCCATGAGCTCTGACGGGACGAAGGTTATCGTGGGGGCGCTGCTCCAAGCAGACTCTAACTCCGCAGCCGGTACCGGGGCCGCCTATATCTTCGTCTACAACTCGGGTACCAGTCAGTGGTCCCAACAACAGAAGCTTCTAGCATCGGATGCCACAAACGGTGACAAATTCGGTATAAGCGTCCACATGAGCAGGGACGGGACGAAGGTTATCGTGGGGGCCTCCCCTCCTTACTCCCTCGGAAGAACCGGTGGTGCCTACATCTTTGATTTCTCAGCCGAGGTCTTGGATTCATCAACCCAAGTATTCACGGCTACCGGTACGGGTATTGTTAGTGGATCGACGGTACAATTGGAAGGTGCCGATGGAAGTTTGTACAGTGTTTTCGATGCGACCGCTGCCGGGACCCAAGTGACTTTCAAGATGGGGACACTCGGGGCGAGTGGTGGCTATGCCGTGGCACAACAACCCTATAAACTTAAAGTCAACAGCACGTCGGGTCTGATCGGGACCAGTACTGCCGTGATTGGGTTTGCGGTTGGGTGGACCACCGCGGCTGATGCGGACCTGACCTTCATTACTATCGATACCACGACTCAAACACTCGTGGGTACAGATGGTGGTGGTGGTACGAATAGGACGTTCTCTCTAGCACCCGGGAGTAACGCCTTACCATCAGGCCTCCAACCGGTGACCGCCGGGGGTGCGATAACAGGTCAAATTGCGGCGTTGGGTACGACGAGTGTAACATTCCGATTGACCGATAATGCCACCGGACTGTTCACAGATAGAGCAATCAATATCGTAGGGTCGTCAGACCTCTACACCTTCAGCCCAAATCCGTTCAAGTTTACGAATGGGGGGCAAACGGGATACCTTGGACCGGAACTCGTAACTTTAACGGGTCACGCCGATTATTCAGCTGCGGCGTGGAGGACGAATCCTGCACACTTTAATTTAGGAAAGGGTTATTACCCCGATTCAGGGTCGGATGCCTCCACACCACAGAGGGGGTTTCAACTTTGGACTGTACCCAAAGATGGTACGTACACAATCCAGGCACAAGGGGCTCTAGGCGGCGACGCGAATTTTACCAGCCAAACACCGGGTAAGGGTGCACGAGTCCAGGCGGATTTTACATTAACAAAAGGAACAAAAATAATTATTATTGTTGGACAGGGGGGGGTCGCCGCCACCAACTACCAGCTTTCGAGTGGTGGTGGGGGTGGTACGTTCGTTCTCAAGAACAATTTCGGAATCACCACAGATGATATATACCTTATTGCGGGTGGTGGTACTGGTACGAGTGAATACACTAATAGCAACACGTATCTCTCCGCAAATGGAAGTAGTCAGGGAACCTCACACGTACCATATAACAATCAAGGGCCGAACGGCGGTAGTGGTGGAGGTGGGTGGGGACAGAACGGTAAAGGTGGGGACGGAGTCTATACATATGGTAAAAGTGTGCATAACTTTGTGGATACACCCCAAACAAACTCGCGATCGTACAGCGTGCTTGTTAAACCTGGGCAGGGTGGTGTAAGGAACCAATCTTCATGTGGTGACGGTGGGTTCGGCGGTGGTGGATCTGGACAACATCAAACCTCTGGTGGTGGCGGTGGGTATGGCGCTGGTGGGGCTGGCTACTACAACTCGCCAAGCTACGCTCCCGCTGCCACGTCGTGGATCATGCCTAATGGTACAACAAGTATTACCGTAGCAAACCGTACTTTCTTGGGTAATCCAGGTGGTACGGCGACAGCTGACTTTAACGGTTGGGTCTTAATCACACAAAATTAATCTCATTATATGTTAGATGCTCGCCCAAGTATTAGAAATCATAACACCTGGTGTATCCTATACGTCTGACGGTACTACGTGGGAAAGTGTTGTTTTCGATGATGATAATTTTGCAAAACCCCACGACGAGATGTATGAGAGCGCGCTCTACAAACTCACATACACCGAAGAAGCGCGTATACTCGCTTTCAATAAACTTCGAGAGGAGAGGAACGTTCTCCTCGATAAGAGTGATAAATACATGACCCGAGATTATCCACGCAAACATGAGGTAGAGGATTGGATCATGTATCGCCAGGCTCTGAGGGACTTACCTCGTACGGCCCGACCCATCCTCGATGAAGACGGAAACCTCACGGGTGTTGAGTGGCCCCCAATTCCAACTCCATAAACCAATTTCCTCCAAAGTGCGTCCCACTTTGTAAGAACCAGAGTTCCAAGTGCGAAGCACTTGTCCCGTCCTTCGGGTTTCCCCCAGTTTAAAAAAACCTCCCCAAATAGTAGAGGTGAACATGCCGATATACACACCCACCGGGTTTCTCGACATTACGAACGCGACACTCAGAACATCGAATCTTGAGGCTGAAAATTTCAAGTTAAACGGTGGGAACATTTACGTAACAACAGACTTTACGACACCCCCGACTCTACAATTAATCGCAGGTTTTGGGAATGTCACCTCGAACACCATTCAATTCTCGAACGATACCACCGGTCTTGTCACGACAGCAAACGTTTCAGTGGGGAAGGATTTGACCGTTGCCGGTGATATAAACTTCTCAGGAACGTTCAATCAAAATGGAGCCCCGTTTCCACCTTCTCCGTGGATAACGACGGGGGTTGACATTTCTTATACGACAGGAAACGTTTCGGTGGGGAAGGATTTGACCGTTACGGGGAACGCCCTTGTTTCTTCTAACTTGACCGTCGCGGGGAACGCCCTTGTTTCTGATGACTTGACTGTTACGGGGAACGCCCTCGTTTCTTCTAACTTGACCGTTACGGGGAACGTTTCAGTCTCGGATGACTTGACCGTTACGGGGAACGCCCTCGTTTCTTCTAACTTGACCGTCGCGGGGAACGTTTCAGTCTCGGATGACTTGACCGTTACGGGGAACGCCCTCGTTTCTTCTAACTTGACCGTCGCGGGGAACGTTTCAGTCTCGGATGACTTGACTGTCACTGGGAACGTTTCAGTCTCGGATGATTTGACTG